TCGAAGAAGGAGCAGAGGAAGAAGTGGAGGCCATCTACTGGGTCGTTCAAAAAGCCACCCGGAGGATTCGACATATCCACTGCCAATCCTAGAAGAGCCAAGGCGAGAATGAGGGGAATTAGGGGAGGCAAGAGAACCGGACTAGGCAGAGCGCACCTAGCAGTCGAGATGGGGCATCGCACAGCGGGCAAAATCAAGCAGCCTACCTCCAAGGACATAGGGAGATATAGGCAGTACCTAGGTCAGCAAGAGGCTCAGGCGAGACTCGGCAACATCAGGTCACCCACATCGATACCTCAGAGATTCGGAGCACGCTCTTTCAGAGCGGGCAGGACTGGAGGAGGTGCTCTCAGGCAACTGCCCGGACAAGCAGCGCTCGCTAGGAGACCAGCAATAAGGAGGGTCGCTCGTCCTAGGTTAAGACCAGCAATGGGAGTCAGGAGACCCACTATGCCTAGAGCACCTAGCATGCCTGTCACCCCATCACCCCAGTATCAATCGGGCTATGCGAATCAAAGAATGGCAGGTGGAGCGCAGTACATGCCCAGCAGAATGCCATCCGCATCCGTGCAGGGTGGCCCGTCCATGGTGATGACCAGCGAACTGGGCGAAGGTAGCGACTTGCAGAAGAGGCGCATGTCCTACTACGACACATCTGAACTCAGACAACTAATCAACGATGCAAGAAGGGCACTCAAGAGAAAGGACAGTAAGAAGAAGGGAATGGGCACCAAAGACACTAGTGGTGCAGGTAGCAGCCTACCGAGACACAACAACGCCCCGACCAAGGAGACCACCAATCCCACAGGGGCCACGGAGGATGCTAAGAATGACGCTAGAACCTTCGGAACAAATCCCCTTGAGCACCTGACAGGCAGGGGAGGCAGGACACCTTGAACAGCGATACCATCCTCAAAGCGGTTCTACTACGAAAGGGCGACGGCAACTTCGTCCTGCATGGCGGTGCTTTGCACAAGGTGAGGCACCCACCACCTGAGTCCATAAGGGGGCCTGACGAGATGGACATCCCCGCATTCGCCCACACCGGCGGGCATGGTGAGGCTGACACGGGCATACCCGGAGTCGGGCATGTCATGCCCGGTCAATTCGCTGAGGGCGCACAGGGGGAGAGGGTGTACGTCGATGAGGCTGGCGGTCATCACATGCATGGCATAGACGGCGTGATACGAGCAGTGGGCCAATCGATGCTGCAAGCGGGAATAAACATCCCCGGCAAGGAGATAGTCGAACGTGCGATACAACTGCACAATAGCAGACATGGTGAGAACAACCAACTTCCCAACACAGACGCGCTGGACTGGAGGAAGATAAACCTAGGAAGGCTCACTGAGCAGGATGGCGAGGCTAGGAGCAATCGAAACAAGCACGGACTCGTCACCACATACACCAACATGAACGATGACGGACACAGGTACGGCACGTTCCTAGAGTCGTATGCCATACCATTCAACGAGGAACTGGGGCAAGTCATGTCCGAAGCAGGGCATCCCAACCCACAGCAGCACAGTTGGGTGAAGAAGCCCTACATTAAACCCCACAGGCTGAATCTAGTACCCGATGGGCAGGGAGGCATGAAGTTCGGTGCCAACAGCGTACCCAAAGGGCAACTAGGCAGCGAGGGCATGCTCGATAGGGACTCGATAAGCAGACTCGGAGGCAGAGCCGAGGACACGAGGGCATTCCAAGGCATCACGTCTTGGGGCACGGGCCATCAGAAATCGCTGGTCTACCACCTGCCGCAGATAGACCACTCCCCTGACTACAGAGGTAGTCCACAGCCTAGGAAGGCCACTGTTGACTCGTTCGTCACTCAGATGCTCAGAGTCCTAGGTCAGGACAGCGATGCGATGACCAACAACCTAGTGGTAGACAGCGCAGGGGCACGAAGGATGATTTCTCAGATGGAGGGCGAGGTCGATGGGAGACCCCTCAAGTCGTACTTCACCAGCACCGATGGCATAAGGAAACTAGGAGAGTACCTGTCGAGGTACCCATCCTTCCAACACGTCTACGGTGAGAACAGGATGCCTAGGTTCGACGAGGAGGGCAAGATGAAAGGGAGGCCGAGCACAGTCGGCAAACTACACCACTTCTTCGGTCAGAGGTACGGCGACGATGCTGAGGAAGGCAGGGGACTCGACCTCTTCATGAGCCACTCAGGTAGAGTTGGCAACTACAGACAGCACCAAGCCAACAAGAACGTGGCTCATCACGTGAGAGCCAAGGACGCATTCAGCAACGCCATACTAGCGCAGTCACTAGGGATAGACCACGTGCAAGACATGCCTACACCGGAGGAACTCAGAGGAGCCGGAATCAGGCTGCATGACACCCCGGAGACTAGAGCAGATGCACCTAGGGTAGCCAACATACTCAATCAGATATACGCAGCCAACTCGCTGGCCTTCGGTCACGAGGTCAAGGAACTACCTAACCAAGAGGAACTCGCAGCGATTCAACCACTACTGGACCACGTTATACAGGGCGGCACATCCGATGATTCCATGGCGTTGGGCGTACCAGCGCACATACCATTCTCAGACGAAATGCAGCCGATAACGCCAGTGGGCGAACAGAGCACGGCTACCACTTTGACTGGCGAGCCGAGGGGGACAGCAGGTGCGCCAATGCGCGAGACTGCACAACCCGCCTCACCCCAATACCCCGGCATGATGGATGACAGGCAGAGGGTAGGCGTCAGAAGACCGGTCGACCCGATGACACCCGGACTCAGCGCGGAGCAGCAAGCGAGAGCGAGATTCGCACAAGCCCCACTTGAGGATGTCAGGGACTTCTACACGAGGAACGTGGGCGTCCTGCCCACTGCGGGAAGGGCAATCGAGGAGCCACGACCCGGAATGACCCCAGCGGAGTTGCAGACCTACGCGAGCACGGGCATGACCACGCCTGAGTACGAGCAGGAGAGGAGGCTCAGACAATTCCAAGAACTAGCAGGAGACCCGTATCAGACTAGGCTATTCGACTTCGGCAAGTCCGATAGCGTGGCAAAGGTCGTGGAGATACTCCAACTGGAGGAGGCTAGGTTAGATGGCACCGTCATGAAGCACGTCCCCAACAGCACGTTCAATCCCAAGTCGAACCACGACATCGTACAGATGTCGGAAATGGTCAGCCTCACACCACTCGACGTCAGGACGATACTCCACAGCCAAGGCGACTGGCAGAGAATATCCAAGACCTACGGCTACGACGACACGACAGTCAAGATAGTGAAGGTGGCATTCGGAGGGATTCAATGAGCAGAGTGCTGGTCAGGAAGCAAGAGGGGCCTACCATAGCCCCTACCATCGGTGCCGGTGGGCCGGGCATATCATTCCTCATAGGCGGTGGAGGAGTCATGAACCCCGACAGCGAGGAGTTTCAGAACCTGTATGGGGAAGTAGGCAGCGACAGTCACACTAGAGCAGTGAACATGCAGAACATAGGTCGAATGGGTAGGTACGCACTTGCTGGACTCGGTGGGTTCAATGCTGCATACAATCAGACATCTAGCGGTCAGCCGGGCGTCATCGGCGCTGCTGGAACAGGCGCAATGGGAGGATTCTACGGTTCTTCGGGACTTGAGGACTTCGCAGCAAGAGCAGGACAGCGATACGGCAAGGACTTGGACAGATACAACTACTTCACTGATTTCGAAGAGGTGGACGACCCTGATATCGCTGACCCTAGGGGAACACCAGCACTCACAGACAGAAGTAGGCTGCTAGCAGAACCTACTGCCAATATGACTACCGAGGCTCCCATGGACCAAGCGATGGCCACACTCAAACCGGACGAAATGTACGCTGCGATGGGTCGTGAGTTTGGCAACACCGGTGGTCGCAGAATATACGATACCATGGGAAGGGAGTACGGACAATGAGGACGAACGAGGAGATGCAGGAGTTCATCCTGAACACAGACAGGGAGATGTGCAGGAAGTCCTTCAAGTACTTCTTCGTCGACATCCTCGGTTTCATGTACAACCACCATCACGAGTCTTGGAAGGAGGGACTTGAGGAATCGCAGTACTACTGCGTCAAAGCGTCCCGTGACCACGGCAAGTCAGTCTTCTTCATGACGTACGCACTGTGGCTCGCAGCATTCACTCCTAACAAGCACATCATGATTTTCTCGCACTCGCTGGAGCAGACCCTTGAGCACATGAGGTTCATACGCAACCTGATTCAGGAGAACGACGTCCTCAGAGACCTCAAGCCGCAGGGCAAGCCTTGGGCGAAGTCCTACTTCGAGTTCTCGAACGGCAGTCGTATGATGGCCAAGTCGGTGGGTGGTGCTACTCGTGGTTTCCACCCTGATGTGGTTGTGTGCGACGACATCCTGTGGGGAACCACTGCAACCGAACTAGCCAAGACAGCAGACTGGTTCTACGGTGTCCTGCTACCAGTCCTGCACCACAGCAGCAAACTGATGATGGTCGGCACGCCCTTCTCGTACAACGACCTGTATGCGGAACTGGAGCAGAAGGAGACATTCAGAGTCGAGACCTACCCTGCAATCGACGCAGACGGAGTGGCCCTTTGGCCTGAGAGATGGAACAAGGAGGCACTGGACGAGAGGAGAATGTCCATGCCAGCGATACAATTCACACGAGAGTACCTCTGTGAGCCTATCCATGACGTGGCGAGCATGTTCCCGATGAACATACTGGAGGCTGCTAGGGATACCAATCTAGTCCTCATCGACAGAGCGGATACCAACTACAACGAGGAGGGAGAGGCGGATGGCGTCTTCGGTCAGCACTTCATAGGTCACGACCCAGCCATAGCCTCGGACAAGAACGCTGACTTCACCGCGATGACAGTGATGAGAATCAAACCCGACGAGGACAAGAAGGAGATAGTCCACGTAGTGCACGAGAGGGGTATGTCTTCGATGGCGCAGAAGCGTATGATGGTCATGCTCAACAACAAGTTCGTTCCGGAACTCATAGAACTTGAGGGGAACAACTTCCAAAGAATGCTTGAGCAGGAGATGCGAGAGATGGCTGCGGACATGCCAATCAGGGTCTTCATGACCACGAGAACGAAGAAGGAATCGCTGTTTATGTCGCTTCTACTGGCTTTCGAGCAGGGCAATATAAAAACCCCGTACGGGGACGAGCGAAGTAGGAAGTACACGCATCTGCTTGAGCAGGAACTCAACAGGTTCGGTATGCAGAAGAACGGGAAACTGGAGAGTGTGGGCGTGCATGACGACTTAGCAATGAGCCTAGCCCTCGCTAACTGGGCATCGAAGGAGTTCAAGGGAAGCGTCGTGCTTCTCGACGACTACATGCCCGGATTCGACTCTTGGGTCAGCGGCGGAAGCAAAGGGAGTTGGATGGTACCATGAACACTACATACATCAATGAAGGCAATGAGAACACCACGTTTTGGACATACTGGGGAGACGAATAGGATGAGCGCCTTCCCTGCTAACGGAGAGGGTTGGTTCGAGACCAACCTAGGGTACTCGGCTACTGATTTGGTCAAGAGACTCAAGAACGTCAGGAGGCACAACAAGGACGAGAAGGACTTCATAGACAAGGCAATCTCCGACATAAGGTCACTCAAGGCCATGGAGATGGAAGCCACCCTCAAGATGCACGACTGGTGCCTGAAGTACTCCGACACCATAAGGGACATTGGAGTCAATGACCAAGACATGATGGCCTTACGCAAGTTCGGGGACAGCAGGAGAGTCAGTCTGCAAAGAGCATGCCACCAATGGGACAAGGCAGAGGAGACCCTGAAGATGCTGAACGACTACGAGGACGTTTGGGGAGACGAGCAGAAGAAGTCATGGGTGGATGCAATGCAGTCCAAACGTGACGCTAGGAAGATATGGAAGAGCACTCTAAAGCAGATAGACAGACTCACCGACAAGGAGCAGGAGTCCATACGCAAATGCTCCGAACTACTGCAAACGAGAGGGGAGATGGCTGGCAGAACCATCCATGAGGAACTGATGGAGCGAGGAGTGCTGCACAAGAGCATGACATCCACCAAACTCTCCAAACTTCTCTCGATGTATGGTGAGGAGGTAGACGTCATCAGCGGAAACAGCAGGGGAACCTTCGTCAAGATGGACAAGACGGGACTCATCATCAAAGACCCTTGGGCCTATGCCGCTGGCTTTCTCGATGCGGATGGGTACATCACCATCACGAAGAGAGGGGAACCGAGAGCGGGTTTCATCGCAACGGGCAGCAGAGGCAAGATTCACTGCGAGCAGTTGCAGAAGACACTGGATTGCGGAGTGCTGCAACTAGACCAAAAGATATACAGCGACACACAGAGAAGCCAGCATCGCTTGCAGTTCTACTCCAAGGCCGACATCACCAAACTCCTGAAAGGGGTGCTACCGTTCTTGGAGATGAAGAAGACACAGGCTAGAGCAGTATTGGCTTTCATATCGGAGGATGATTCCTTGCGTAAGAACGAGTTGCAGAAAGTAGTGAGATACTTTAATTGGAGCGATGATACCAAGAAGGCCACCGCCCTCCTAGATGAGTGGGGCGTACAGGCTGACGACGTGACCAAGTGGGCAGAGGCGATATAATGGCAGAAGACGACAGAGGACCAATAGGACGATTTCTATCGTCATTAGCACGTCCCTTCCGCAGCAGAACCACTCCCGAACCACAGATGCCCCTGTACACGACGGGCATACAGGAGCCAGTGCTAGCGCAGGGAATCACCCTACCAGCGCTCTACGCAGTGTCTCAGGAGAACCTCATACTGAGAACAGTGCTAGCCAAACTGAGTCAGGAGATATTCAGGAGGGGGTACTACTGGGAAAAGAAGTTCCAGCACAAGTGCACCAGTTGTGGTGAGGAGTACAACCACGAGGTGACCGAGTGCCAGTTATGCGGCTCACCCACTAGGCAACCCGATGTGAATCAACTCATCTACCCCAAACACCTGTTGGAGCAGACCAACTCCATGGAACAGAACTTCATGCACGTGCTATTCGAGATAGAGAGGGACTTGAACGTCGTGGACGATGCTTTCCTCATACTCGTGAAAGAGTACTTCGTAGACCCTGAGACCTCGGACATAAAGTTCTACAGGGTGAAGGAGATAATCAGGGCCGACCCAATCTTCATGAGGATAATCTCAGACAAGAGGGGAGTTCGCGGTGGTAGGTACAAAGTGTGCCCGCTGCATCGTGACCAAGTATCGTACCCCGGTCAGGACGACAAGTGCGAGGTCTGCGGCAACAACATGCAGGATGCGCACTACGCTAACATGGCCGGTAGCGGCAAGACCCAGTACTACCTAGAGGGAGAGGTATTGCACATCAGCAAGTACAACCCTTCCAAACTCTACGGTAGAAGCCCAGTCAACACAATGTGGAGACAGGCGATGACACTGACTGCGATGGACAACTACATGTACACCGCATATCAGAAGAGAAGAAGCCCGAAGGGGATAATCTCAGTCACTACAGACAACCTAGAGTCGATGAAGTCCTTTTGGAAGTCAGTCGACGAGAAGATGGAGCGAGACCCACACTACATACCCAAGGTGGGCATCGAGTCCTCGACCGGTCGTGGTGGTGTAAACTGGGTCAAGTTCATGGACACTCTTGAGGAAATGCAGTACATCGCCGTTCGTGACGAGATGAGAAACAGGATAGCAGCCTTCTTCGGAGTGAGTAGCATCTTCATGGTCGACAGCGGCAAGAGCGGGGGACTGAACAACGAGGGGATGCAGATACTGGTCACCAACAGAGCAGTGGAGTTCGGTCAGAAGGTGTACACAGACGTGCTGTTCCCACGCATGCTCAAGCAGATGGAAGTCACAGACTGGAAGATAACCCTCTATCCCAACGAGGAGGAAGATGAGATAACACGTCTACGCAGAGACGAGATGGAAGTCAACCTAGCGCAGAGGATGGCCATGCTAGGATACAAGCCCGAACTCATGGAGGAAGGAGACAGGGACATACGATTCACATACAGGGAAATCAACCCTGAACAGGATGGTGCCCCACCCATGCCACCCGGAATGTCAGCACCACCCGGATTACCGGGTGCAGCAACAGCAGGTGCAATGGGTGCTCAGATGGGTGCAGTGCCCCCCGGTCTCATGCCCGCATCGCAACCCGGAGGCGAGGGAATGGGCATCAGAACGCCTAGAGGCCCGGCATCCCCACAGAGCAGGACATCCTTCGGCACAGGCTCACCAGTATCATCGGTCCAACAGAGAGGGCCACCAAACTCGCAAGCACAAGACAATAGTCGTGCATTGATGAACGCAAGACGGCTAAGAGGCGCATGATTAAAGAGCATAGGCTTACTCGCGACAGGCAAGTGACGACCATGGACTTAATCAAAATGCATCCGATGGCGAGGAAAATGAACGCCCATAACGAGGGTTTGAACAAGGCAATAGAGGACGGAAACGCAAATGAGGCAAGAGCGCATCTGACTGAGATTCTCAAGTACGCATCGACCCTTGAGGACGACTTACTCATAGCAATAAAGAAAGCAGACCTATCTAACGTAGTGACCCCTACGAACGGATGGGAGCAACAAAGCCCAGTCATCAAGTACAACGAGACGGGAGCGAACTTCGACCCAAGCATGAGGGACAGGCAACTACCCGGAACAATCATGCCAGCGAGAACCAATCCAGCCATGAGAAAGTCACGCAGCACTTTCGGAAGAAAAGTCTGAGGGAGAGCAATGGCTGAAGAAGGCGATGCAGGAAGACTGATGAGCACACTCATCTCTAAGATGGAGTCCATGGACACGGACATGCAACTGCTCAAGGCTGAGAACGCATCACTCAGGAGACTCATCGAGAACCCCAACAACCTGCTTAGGAAAGCGGGCTTCCTACCATATGGTACCCCTCTATCTGAGGATGTCGACGTCGATGCCTTCCGCAATGACATGGACACCACCTTACTCAAGGGAGAGAAAGGTGAAGTCCTAGACAAGTTCAGCAACGAGCAGATTCACGAGATGAGTTGGGAGGAGATACACGAGATGGCCTCCCAGCACAAGGAAGTAAAGGAGATGTACTGACATGGTAAAACCAAGATACGAAGAAGCATCGAGAGAAGCGTACGAGATGCTGGCAAAAGCGCAAGAACTACTGGAGAAAGCAGACAAACTACACATGGTAGAGCACGATGGAAAGAAAGTGCCTCACTTCGCTGCTGATGGAAAAGGTGAGAAGGATGCCAAGAAGAAGGCTGACATGGGCGAGAAGGACAAATACTGCATGAAGAACTTCGGTAAGAAATACTCAGAGTGTACAGCAGAGCAGAAGAAGCAATGCGACAAGAACGTCGATAAGGTCGAGAAAGGAGAGCACCACAAAGCGACCATGTTCGACACACGACCCGGTAATGTTCAGTTCATGTCCGAGTCAGGAGGTCAGACCTTCAACGCCCAATACCAAACTAACCAATCCCTTCTTGATGTAGATGACGTAGCCAACAAAGGTGCATCATCATCCTCATTGGACTTGCAGTCAGAGTCCCCAAGGAGAAACCCACACGACAACATAGACAGGCTCGTGGAGGGATAGACTTGACTTGGGTGAAAGTCAGAAAAGGCGTAGCGGACATGTCCCCTTGCATGACTTGCGCAGCGACTGTGCATCAGATGTGCAACAAGCACGAAGGTATGCCAGTGGCTAACTGCCCTGATTATGTATCGGCGATGAGGGGATGAGCGGTGATGGTATGCGAGAGGACTCAGTGGATGTCTATCTAAGACACCGAGATGAACTCCTCAAAGCCATCTACGAGCAGACAGACCCGTCCCAAGAAGTAGGGGACTTCCTGCTATCAACCCTGAACCTGAGAAACCAAGGCATAGAGTACGACCTCAGAGACGAGGACATAGTTTGCTTGTCATACAGCGACTTCATCCTCAAGCAAGAGGGCGATAGAGGTAGCCAAGGCAACCCGATGGCTGACTATCGTCCAGCCATGCTCATGCCGATACCAGCCTCGCACGCGCATGAGGGCAGGGTCAAGAGACACTGGACCAAGGCTGACAACCGAAAGCATGGCTACAAGTTCCACTCCGAGCAGAAACCGGAACAATCGGCTGAGGAGCATCTCATGGAGAACGAGATACCTAGGTCGATGAGACACGCGCTGTGGCCTGAGACACTACCATTTACCTACAAGATTGACAGGGACAATCCCGATACCCTCATCACAGAACCGACATCCTCGGACAGCGAACAGGTGAAGCAGGGACACTATCTCGATGTGGACCCGTTCAGCGAGAAGTCCCATCCCATGCGCAGGAGAAGGAGCGACACTGAGATGCCTGAGTGGGAGCATGTCCTCAGAAACTGGTACTTTGATAGGGATGGAGGCACATCCCTCGCAGAGCAGTCGATGGGAATCGAGGACGCACACAAGGAGTATCACACGAAAGAGGAAGAGGACCACAATCACGGATTCTACAAGGGCATGCACTTTGGAAGACCCGGACACAGGCACTCTTACGCTGGAGGGGGCGACGAGACCGTCCACCAGCACGACCTCAGAATGAGGGACATGGAAAGATGGCGCAGAGGCTCGCACATCAAGGATGACGAAGAGAGGGAGGAGTTCGTGAGGGGATTGGACAAACTAGAGCGAAGTGGCGCTGACATGGAGAGAGCGCACTTCGACTGGAGAATGAGACTGCTCGACAGCAACAACGTCACCGAGGAGGAGATATCGCAAGACGAGCCGAGCCAAGAGGAAATCATGGGTAGGATGATGGACATCACACTGCCACCAGTCGCAGACGAGGAAGAGGCGAAAACGGCACTCATGGGAGACCCTGAGAGGAGAGTGCATGGCCATGGCATGGGATGGGAGACCTACAACTACGGGCTTGAGTTCCTGTCCCCGAAGGAGAGGACCAAGGTTCTCGACCACATTGCCAAGTACACCACCGATGACCCAAGGCACCAAGTCGTGGAGTTCGATGACGGGCAGAAGTTGAGCATGTCGAGAGTCAAGTTGAACATGATGCACAGGAACGGTGCTGAGGACGACTACTTCGGAAGGAGGCAGGGATACGTCGGAGCGAATGTCAATGCGAATAGGGAGAGCGCGGAGGACGTACTCATCGGAGGCGATGAGGGTATGGTCTCAGCAGCGCTCAAGAACACCTACATCAAGGACGGGAGACTATGGGACGGAGCGCCGTACGAGTACGATAGCAATGACAACAGAACCCAAATGTTCGACAACACCGCATTCGACGAACTCATGGATAACCTAGAGGCGATGTACGAGGGAGACGACCTGTTGCATCACGGTGCGGAGGACGAAGACCCTGAGAGGAAGAAGGACAATAGGAACCTCTTCCCTTTCCAGCAATCGGATAGGGACAAGATACTGGAGAGGATGAACAGGGGAGCCGACTTGAAGGAAGCGCTCAAGGGCATGATACGCAAGGACAGCGATGTCAATCTCAGCAAGGAGGGACTGTTGGCGCTAGTGGGAAGCCAAGACAGCCTCCATCCGATATTCGGAGGACAAAGCGGGCCACTGCTGCCTGATGAGATAATGAGCGGGGTCTTGGAGGAGTTGGAGAGCAGACTGGGCGGCTCGAAGAGAGGCAAGCAAATCAGGAACGCAATGGCTGCACACAGAACCGGAATCAATGCCCCTCACAAGAAGGAGATACCGGAGGAAGAGCACGAACACTACTACCAAACCGACGACGGACTGAGAGGATTGGCATGGGCCTTCTCCAAACCATTCACGCATGCCAGCGGTGCCAACACGCAGAAGACGACTCATGCGGAGTTGCTACATGACCATCTAGCCGAGACCTCCAAGTTCGAGAACAGAAGCAGAGACGTGTTAGATGACGATGGCAACCCGATTGGCAAGGAGAGGTACAGACACCTAGTCGGTGGAGAGTCCTCTTGGATTGGCGACAAGGGAGATGACGGGTCCATCCAACCAGCCTTGGGGACAATCGGACTGACGTCGCAGTTGCTCGCCCACTTCCTGCCGAGCAAGGTCAAGGCGCATCACACTGCCCATGGGATAGCAGCCAAGACAGACACGTTCTCAGCGAGGAGAAGCAGCAGGGGCAGGAACATCAAGAACTCAGGGGACATGCATATATCCAGCAGACATCCCGAACTCTTCAGACTAACCAAGGACGGACTTCCGACTGGGATGAAGATAGACAGGGAAGTGCATCCTAGAATGAAGGAACTAGCATTGGACAAGGACACCTTCGCACATCACAATCCATACACGGAGACCAGCGTCAGCAGACAGAGGAAGGGGCCAGCGGGCAGAGTGGAGGCTGGTGGGGACACCTCCGTCAACAGGAACGCCGCTCAGACCTATCTGATGTCATTGTTAAACGGCAGGATAAACCGCGGTTTGAAAGACCCCATACCAGCGCCCGTATCGCTCAGGCACTTCTTGAAGAACGCAGACAGGATAATACCGGAAGGACTCGACGCGTCGGACGTACTGTCGAACCTACCAATACTTTCGAAACCCATAGACACGATGGACCCCGGATTCGAGGACGAACTGCTGGCGCTTGAGGAGCAGGTCAACGACCCTGACCTATCCAAGGAGAAACTGGAGGAAATCAGGGATAGGCTGAGAAACATGCTTCAAGATAGAAGCGCAGCGGAAATAAAAGCCATGTCTACCAAAGGAACTTCAAGTTTTTCAAACACAAGAGCCTTATTCGGAGCAGATACAAATATGGAGAACATGATGATGGGGGACCACATGGCTGTCCTGAGAGAGGCCAAGAGACTCAGACCGATAATTGAGCGAGAGTATCCCGATGCATTCCATCCTGACAACCCGAAGGCACTAGTCAATCTGCATGAACTGCTATCGGGAGCAATGCGCTCCCTGCATCACACTGGCGGCGAGAACGCAGTCACGCATGGGTACGAGGCTAGGGACGTAGAACTACAATCATCATTGGACAAGTTCGCGACCCTATCGACCCTGCTGCAACAGGATGCGGTTAGTCAGAACCACACAATCAGCCCGAACCCGAACGCTAATGACAAGGAGGCGGACATGGCGCTAGACACCCTCGGACTACCGAAGGACGATGCTCACAGGGCATATGCGAAGAACTGGCTCTCGACCTTGAGCACGGACGTCATAGCCATGTCGGTAGGCAAACTCGCTGGGCTGGGAGTGCCTTGGAACGCCAATGACCCGGACATGTTCAGTTCCCTCCTAGGACAGGAAGTCATCCATGACAAGTTGGATGAGGACTTGGCTAACGACAAGAGGACTTGGGGGCCAGCGAGGGACAAGGCTAGGAATCGCCCGAACAAGGAGTACGAGGAGAAGAAGGGCAACTTCCACATGAGACTAGCGGGACACAGCGCCATCAACTGGTTGGGTACACACCTCAAGACAGCCGAGAACAACAGACCAGTCAGCGAACAGCAACTCAACGCCTACGGATTGGCCATACACGAGCCACCCAAGCAGAAGAGGGGCAAGATGGAGTCTAGGAGCGGAGAGCCATTATTGCATCCAGCAAACCCGAAGACCTTCCAAGGAAAGCACGGTAGGGTGAAGGACATAGCCAGCCACATCGTCACGTTCGACCCGGCGATGGCCCCTGAGCAGATATCCGCTGACATGCCAACCATGACGGAGAATAGGGTAGGTCTGCGAAATGACGCTAGGATAGGCTCGCTTGAGAGTCAAACCGGAGTCGTTCCCATGGACGTCATTAATGACGGGGCCATGCACACCGGCGAGGAAGCGACAGCGCAGTTCGGAATAGAGTTCGATGGGGGCGCTCTCACAGTGGGAGGAAACCCGCAGCCGAAGGACTACAATCCCATACCTAGGAGTTCGATGGCCTACGTGCTCGATGAGACCCATGGTCCTGAGCACATGTCATCGATATACGACAATCACGTACCCGTATCCAGCGCTCCGTTGAACACCCCCGGACAGGAAGGGACGCTTCCCTATCAGGATGACTGGCAGATGATAGGCAAGTCCGACGTGCCGAAGGAAGTGCCGCTCATAGAGCCGATGCACAGGATATTCGAATTGGACGACATGTCCCAACTCAGGGGATTCACAGGAGAGTGGGTGGTCTCAGTGCACAGGGATGGAGTCAGGTGCAAGGTCACTAGGAAGGGGAACAACATCAAGTTGGAGAACGAGAATGGCGAGGAGCAGTCAACAAGTGACGAGATGAGGTCTTCCCTGCGTTCTACGTGCAAGAACAACTACATCGTAGATGCTACACTCGTAGATGGCGAGTTGCACATCAATGACATACTGATGTACGACAACGACCAAGTTATGGAACTCACCACTCGCGAGAGGGTGAAGTTGCTGAGGGGACAGTTCGACAGTTATCACCCAGTGCACATACCCAGCCCCTCGGACATACGAGTCACGGACGAGGTGGGTCTGCCAAGCGCAGTGGAGTCGTTAGGCAAAGACAACAGGATGCTTCTGCTGAGGGATGCCAAGTCGACTTACATGAAGGGGGAGGAGAAGCATCCCAAGTGGGTCATGCTCGCGAAGGAGGACATACTCTACCACGTCCCATTCACCATGGAGATAGAGGACAGGTACTTCATCATCCGACTGCCCGAAGACCTAGTAAAGTACGAGATGAGCGAGGACGGACCTGTGAACCCAGTAGCCGCAATAGGCTCGGTATCGGACTCGGACTACTCAATCAGGCTAGCCAAGAGCCTAGAACCCTACTGGGAGAGAGGGTTCGCGTATCTGAAGAAGGAAGACGAGAGCACGAAGGCAATGAGCGAAGTGAGTGACGAGGGAATGTCTGATGAGCGTGCCCGCAGGATAAACCAACAGAGCGCTGGGGTGTTGAAGCCCAAGAAGGACAGCAGCATCATTCTGAAGCCCAAGGACACGTTGAAGGCTCTCCTACTGATAGAGAAGACACTCGACAAACTCGACAAGGGATTCGCAGGGCACTATCCGATGAGTGGTGGCAAGGGACTCGGCATAGACATAGGCGATGGAACTGAGAGTCCTAGGGGACCAACCACGCTGATTGCCGAACAGAGCCTACCTGATTGGGATATGAAGAAGCGTCCGGGCACGGACCCTGAGAAACCTGACGACTATCCCGGAAGAAGGAAAAAGGGGGCACGAAATGCCTCGCAGTACAACGAAAATGATTCCAAGAAACCTTGATTGGTAGTCCCGGAGCATTGAAGTAGTAAAGCAATACGTCCCTACCGATAGTGTGCTCGGAAGTAGACAACTGTTCAGACATGATGACGACCCACTGGTCGTGCTCAAGGGAGGAAACGACCTCATCGTGGCTGGCTACGCCAGCGTGGAAGTTGTAGACAAGCAAGGTGACGTAATAACGAAGGAGGCATTGAAAGACGCATTCAGCAAGTTCATGCAGAATCCGTCGTACAGAAACGTTCAACTTGCGCACTCAAATATACAAGTAGGAGATGTAGTACCGAATTACACTGATAGCGAAGGGAGGTTGTGGAAAAGCGAAGTCGATGATGTCGGGATGTTTGTAGTAGTACAACTCAGAAACGACATCGAGAAAGCAAAAGAGGTCTCAGCAGAGATTAGAAAAGGCGTTCTCAGAGGATTCAGTATCGGCGGTCAGGCTTTCAAGAGGGTTAGAAAATCAGACCCGAAGAGAGGCGACTACCAAGAGATAAGCAAACTGGAACTCCATGAGATAACGATTTGTGAAAAAGGCATCAATCCCGAAGCAACATTCAGCATACTGAAAGAAGACACGGAAGTGACAGAAATGACAGAAACAGAGAACGACAACGAAATGATGAAGCAGTTGGGCGATGTCCTATCGCGCCTTGAGGGAAGACTGGATGACATGGAGAAAGCCATGCCACCAGCACTCGCAGCAACAATGGACAAGAAAGCAAAGAAGCCCGAAATGAAAGACAAGGACGGGAAGATGGCATCCGAAGATGTACCCGAAGAGGTAGAGGCGGCAGAGGCAGAAGCACCTGTCGAGAAGTCAGACGAGTATTCTGACGTAATCACCTCCGAGTACCTCAACTGGATGGAGGACACCCTGAAGAGTGGCGGAGTTGACACAGAAGCAGCACGCGCACACTTCGATGACCTAGAGAAGGCAAACCTAGGCTCTACCCCCGAAGAGTGGGACGCAGCCTACACGCAGAGAACTGGTCAGGTCAAGGGACGAGTGCAGGAAGGCGGAAACCCGTCAACCAACGCAATCGCCGCAACAACCGGAGGCGGTGGCAAAGTCGAGAAGTCCGACTTCGTGACAAGCGCATCCGATGCAGACGTAGAGTCCGCATACGAGGTCTACAAAGCAGCAGCCCTAGAGCAGGAGTTCAAGGCTAACCTAGAGAAGCAATTCGCTACTCGATTCGCTGCTGAGAGAGAAGCCGAGGTCGTCAAAGCAGAGGCACTAGCCTTCGACGCACGTGGCCCTCTCGGTGACATACAGAAGTCCATCGAGGCACTAGGTGCCCGATTAGACGAACTCGCATCTCCCGCCGAAGAAGGCGCAGAGATTCGCAAGTCGGCGAGCGCACCATCACTGGTCGTTCCCTCGACTGAAGACCTAGCAAACATGACATGGGAGGAAGTGCACAACTTAGCGTCAAAGACGTTCGAGTGAGCATGGATGTGAGAAAAGAAAAGGAGAGTGAAAGAAAATGGCAAGAGATTATGTACGAACAATCACCGACATGGAGCGCTACTACTATGGCGCCGGGAACGCAATGGGCTACTCATACACTGGTAGCGAACTATTGAAGGCAGACAGCCCTATGCTGTCCACGGTTGGAGGAACCTACCAAGCAATCTACGGACGCAAGGTATGGTCACAGTTGAACCAAGAGTTCAACGCCTTCTCCATACTACCGAAGAGACCATGGGACAGAAGCGGATGGAGAGTAATCACCAAGAGACCAAACAACGATGGCGTCCTACACGGCGGAGTTGCTGAGAACGCAACACTGCCTGAGACTGTGAGGCCTGAGTTCCAGCACGTCGCAGCCAAGCCAAAGACAATCGCACACACGTTCGATATGTCCGAGACCGCTATCTTCCTTGCTGACAAGGACGACGGATTGGGAGACATCCGCTCAGTCATGAAGGAAGAGATGGGCAAGCACCACGCTGAGATGGTCAACAAGATGCTCTGCACCGACGTCGACAACCCAGCAGGAAACAACCTAGAGTCCCTCGACAGAGTGACCGCAGCATACCACGACGACGGTAGCGCTGCAACCACCACTGGGATGAACAACGGACACGACAACCTGTCCGCCGACGCCGACCTA